TTCATTTCATCTCTTGATTTCTTGATATTGGTATAGATTGGCTTTTTCTCTTTATAATCCTGATCTGCTTCCAGCTTAATCGGCACTTCCAATTCTACACTAAAGTCACTTCGACATCTTTTTTGAGTTAAGTGAGACGACATTCTCTACATGTCCCGTGTCTTGAACCTGTGAATCTACTTATTATATAGTAAGTTATGCTATCACTCAGTTTCCGCACAAAATAAGGCAAAACTGGTTACCGAATACATTTTCGTTTTTCTGAGCAACCTAGCATATTATACCGTAATTTATGCGCCGTAGTCAAATCGTTGTCATTGACTACGGCGCATCTGTTTTACTGTCTTAAAACCGGATACTGCAGTGCGCCATCCTGGTCAGGCGTAAGTACCACCGGCTCTGTTGCCATCCGGCCATCCTCAGCCAGATAATACCACTTGCCGCTAACCGTCTGCAAGCCCTTGACCATAGCGCCATCTGACCCCAGATAGTACCAGTTACCATTATAGCGGTACCAGGTGTCATGGACCATCATACCGGCACCGTCAAACCAGTACCACTTACCCTCATCCTGGTACCAGGCGTTGACCACATGCTTGCCACTGCCATCCCGGAAGTAAAAGCGCCAGCCGCCGTCCTCCTGCTGCCATCCGGTCTTAACCTGTTCCGGCACCCAGGTAGCCATAAACTCTTCCGGTGTGCCGTACTTCTGGATCAGCGCGGTAGGCGTGCTTCCCCAGTCCGGAAGATACAGGTGCGGCTTGTCCATGATGCTCTTCCAGTCACCGCCCCAGGCAAGGCCCAGTTTTTTGGCGATCTCGGCGGCCCGCCGGAAGTGCCCCTGGCTGTCGTTGTAGGCATCATCGGAGATCTTCCCGTCCCCGTCGATATCCATGCGAAGATAAAAGTCAAAGGCGATACCCCACTGGTGCTGTGAGCGGTAGCTGCTGCCCTTGGCGTTGGTTACGATGCTGCCCGGCTTGGTGCGACCCTGAGCATACAGGGCATCCTGCTCCGCTGTGGTGCGGAGGGTTTCGCTGATGGCCACGGTGATGCCCTCGGTGGCGCAGGCTTTCATCCAGGCGGATGCAATGCGCTGAAGACGCGGATGGCAAAGTGTAATATCTCTCATGGCCTACACCTCCTACTCTACAATCATCCAGTCATCAGCTAACATATCTGCCTGTGATGCTACCCATCCCGGCTGCATCTCGCATTTTTCCGTTTTTAAGCCGATACATGACTGCATCGGATAATGATCACACATTGCATTTCCAGGTTTAATCAAACGCAGATACATTTCTTTCCCATTCCAGCCCTTACGTGCTACTTTTAAACCACGCTTGACATATTTAATTGCATCTCCAAAAGTAAAGGTTGCCGTACCACCCAGGATCGGACAGTTACTCTCATCGGCAATCACCCAGTCATCTGACTGCATATTCATCAGGGTGTATTCCACGCGCTGAGTTTCTCTGATATCCAGGAGTTCCCCCTGATCAGCATCCTGTGGTCGGCACTGAATCATGATGGTTTCCTTCTCGTGATCCCAGTACCAGTATCCACCCCAACTCGGCAGCTTCACTTTTTCTCCCTGTTTCATAAGTTCAAACGCTTTTGCAAACTTCATAATTTTATCCTCTTTTCTTTATAATATGTAAGGGTGGCATGAAACCGCCCTGTTGCGATGTCGCAATGGCAGCCATCACCCGGACTGTCGGCGGGAGATATCTGGATCACCTCCTTCTACTGCTTATTACTGTATTTCGTTCTCTGCCAAATCTCTGCCACACGTTCCCAACCGTCCATTGCCACCAGTGCAACGATAAAAGCAGCAATCATGCAGGCGAAAATCAGATACCAAGTTATCGGCTTTGACAGCCAAGCCATCAACGCTACCAGTGCCACCGGACAAAGGACCAGGCTCAGCACGATGACGACTACCGCGGTCGGCACCGGTTTAAAACACGGCAGCTCCTTGATTACCTGGGTGATCACGGACACTAAAAAAGCCATCACACCGATGGCCACCAGTACATACGCTGCATACTGCAGTACGTCATTCATATTCATCTTTTATCCTCGCTTTCTACTCTTCGATACCGTACTCTCTGCGTTTAATCCGCCGATCAAGTGCCATAGCCTCCTCGTCACTCAGAGTTGGCAGCTTTTCACAGGCTTCATATCCGATCTGGCAGTCTCCGTTTCCTCCTGCCTCCCGGTACGGCTTGTAAATGTAATCCAGGTTCCGGCGCTCCTTCAGGGTGACGCCGCCGCGCTGCACAAACTTATCCGTCAGGTAGAGCAGCTTGTCATGCCCCAAGCCGATTATCATATCATTCTGGGCCTTCTCATGCTTAGATAACGCATTCTTTTTCTGATCATGCCGCGTGATCAAAAACTGGATAAATGCAAAAAGTGCATTTGACCCGATCACCGTTGCGATAATCTGAGTTGTGTCCATGTCAATCATCTCCTCTCCTATTCCGGCAGCCAAACTATGCGCTTGCTATACCGTGTCACTCCAATGTTGTACCGCGGCCGCTCCTCATCAAATGCCCGGTACCGGATCCAGTCATCCAGCACAATGCCGATCAGGCTCACTGGCACCCACAGCACCATATACTGTGGACAGATCTGTCCCAGGACATTGCCCGGCATCCCGCTATAATCCCACACGCCCCAGCCAAGCCACAGATTGACGATGCAACCAGTCAAAAACTCCAGGGCCGTAATGCCAACCGTACCGATCCACACCTGCTGCCATAACGGCGTATCCCAATAAAGCACCTCATTGATCAGTCCAAGCATGACAAAACACAGGCCGCCCAGGATAAACATAGTCCAGTGGCTCCAGCCCCGCCAGATCAGCTCGATCAGCACATAAAGCGCACCGCCAATGTCAAACAAAAAGCTGTATTTGCAAAACAGTTTAAGCATCCGCATCATCTCCCGCCAGACTCGCAATCTCTAAAAGATATGCTTTGAGGACCTCCGACTGGTACTGCTCCGGCACATCCACACCGTAATAGATCTGCTGCAGCTCATCAGCTGTCTCGCATCCGGCTACCCACATGTTAAGCGCGTTGCAGTAGGTGGTATGGTAGCTGACATGCTGCATGGCAGCCGCGATGATGGTCTGCATGTCTGTCGCACTGTAATACCGACACGGCTTGCCGTCAGAGTGATACTCCAACTGCTCGGCTCCGGTCGCAAGCTGGGCCTGCTTACCAAAGAGGTTAAGCTGATCATGCTCAGTCAGCGCAAAATGCTCTATGGCACCGTCTACCAGTGTCACGCTAACACCTGCATAAATGATCTGCTCACAGGCCTGACTGATCTCCTGCTTTTTTGCCGCCTTGTATTCTTCCAAAGTTTCTGGCTTCTTTTCTTCCGGTGCAACTACGTTCACACGTTCTATCAGATTCTGCATTTCTTTCTGTAAGCGACCAATATCGCTGTCAGGCAAGTATGTAAATACAGGTTGCGGATTTTTAGGATCCGTAACATCAATTTTGGTCAGCACCGCCCCCTCCGGGATATCCACGAACATGCTTGTCAGCCCCTGCGGAGCCTCCTCTTCACCATAAACAATCGACCAGATTTTTCCGATCACATCATAAATTACTAATGCTTTCATTGGTTCTTTCCTCCCATTTTAATTTGTGTAGCCATACACCCTTACTTTATAAGTACCAGATACCGGAACAGGGATAACAAGTGCTGACGCACTAATTGCAAACGCTCCATTGGATGTATTCATCCAGTTTGCACCGTTGGGTCCATAAGTCATACACCACACATTACTACCATCATTACATAAATGAGCCCCATACATACCACCACTTTGTTCTGCTGAAAAACCTAATACACCTGCCATTCTGGTATTAATCTGTAAATACTGATATGTCACCCACCTGGAATTATTCTGCTGATAAAAGGATTTGCTTCCAGATGTACTGACAGTAAATACGGTACAAACATGTGTTGTGCCTTTTGCCTTGATAACAATGTTTCCAGTCATCAACTTACCGTTGCAGGATACCGTCTGCTGTGCGTTTGACGGAGTGTAAGTGCCTCCGGCCATCGTGGCCTGTGAGTTTGTAACCTTTCCAGAACCGTTGTGATACCCGGCGGGAATGGTAACTGATCCGTTGGTACCACAGCTACCATTCCATGCACCGCGGTTTGCCATTGTTCCTGTTGCCTTGCTTTTGGGGTTAGTATTATAGAAAGTTTTCCCAGTCAGAACATCCCCGGCATCCGCATTGCCACTTAAAGATAATGTACCGGTAAGCGGTTCTCCGTCCTTATCCACAATCACTTTTCCGGACACGACATCTCCGGCTGCTGCAGTAATCACATCGAGGTCACTCCCTCCTCCACCTCCAGGGATCCAGATTTTCCCCATGACCTCACACTCCTTTCAAGCCTGCTACGATATCTGTAGCAGGCTTCTTGTAAACCTTAAACGTCACGCTACCGTCTGCCGTTGTACCGGTCCCAGATGCCAGGATTCCAAATGCCTTGCTATATGCCTTTTGCGTGGCCAGATCGGCTCCATCTTCCATGGCACTTACCAGCATCGGATTATCCTCGGCGGCAACACCATCAACTGCCACGGTCTGCTCATATGGTGCCTCGTCACCGGTCCAAGCATCTGCGGCAAGCGTAAACAGCGTGACGTGATCCTGACGGTTGATGGCTGCGTTGGTCGCGTTGATGTCATTCGCCCCGAAGGGATCTCCTTCCTGGGTGTATGCTGTTTCATCCACAATGCCGGATGTTCCATCCGCGTTTGCTGTAATTCTGTACTTACGGGCGCCGTCATACATGGCGTCCTTGTAATCCGTCTTTAACATAACTCCCCTCCATTTAAAATAAAGGACAGGTGGCGCCGTCCAGTAATCCGGCTTTGAATGTTACTGTACATCAGTCTGCAGGCCTCCTCGATCCGATTCAGTTCTTTCCAGTCGATGAATGGCTGATTTTCATAAAAAGTCTTTCTATCACCAACTGCAAAGGGAAATACTCCGTCACAGATGTGATCCACATTGGACTCGAACCGGTTAATCTCATCCGCATAAAAGCCATAGTCAGAGTAGGATTTATCCTCACCCATATCTTCAAAATCAAAATCCGGCCAGAGGGTAAGCGCCTGCTGCCGGATTTCGTTCAGATTTCCTTTTATGCGGTTGTAATCTTCAATGTTAAAGTAATCACTGGACTGCCAGTCTGTTTTGGGCTGCTGCCACATTGCTCATGTCCCTCCTCGCCTTTATGGTGCCGGACAGGGCGCCATTGAATTTTAATGTGTGTTCATAGATCCGCAAAAGCAGATCCGGAACATATTTGTTTTCCAGGAATGCAATATCATTTGCATCAATCCTCGGTTCCCCTCGATAGGTCAGATCATACTCCCTGTCTGCACGCAGATAATCACCTACCCACTCAGCAAGATCTGCAGCATGCTCCGATGTGGATACCAACGGATTCTCCCACGCTTCAACCGTACCGGTAGGATTCAGCTGCCTGGTCACTACAGCCTGGGTCGCATTGTACTCATACCCGTTGATAATCACTTCTGTTTCCACGTCTCCAGAAAGTTCCACCGTAACATAATACGCTGTGCTGTCGATGATTTTCACACTCTCGTCATCTGTCTCTATTTCATATCCATGCGACGCCGTGTTCAAATAAAAGGTGTGCTCTGTCTCTCCCGCCGGAATCGTTTCTTTCACAAGCTGACGCTTTTCAAGCCCAGGTGCATAAATCGTCCTGGTCATCTGCAGTTCTCTGACTTTTGACAGCTGTGTGCCTTTTGGGGTCTTGGTAAGCTCCTTACCATACGACAGTTCATAGTCCGTGCTGTCTCCAAATGTAACCTGTTTCAAATTCACGCGGTTGTGTGGCGCGCCTTTCATAAATTCAAGTTCCAGCTTATCAAATTCCGGGAACTCATGACTGATTATAGTCACCTCAGTCAGCGAAGCCACTTTATATTCCTCCTGAAGTTCTCCAGACAAATAGGATCTGAAGACCATTTCAGATGGGTAATTTCTACCGAATTCCAATGTGAGGCCGAAGCACTTATAACGCGCTTCCAGGCCGATCACAACCATGGGATTCTCTTCAAATCTCCCGGATTCATCCGCCACAGCTTCCGACACATAGCCCACATCCAAATACTCACCATCCCGCGGCAGGAAGAACTGCTCTGCCGTTGCGACTGTGTGATCTTTTTCTGCCGTGGCATAAGTGCTCTTTTCTGTTGTCTCCAGTACCGATGCTGCCCTGGAAAAATAAACCTCGTTCTCTGAACTTGCTTCCATATCCGGAACAAAACTAGACTTCATGAAAATATTTCCTGATCGGTCCTGATATAAGATACATCGTCCTGCATTGGCAATCAGCTGCAACGCCTCTTTGTGCGTTACCACCGGCATAGGGTTATATACCTTAACATCCATCAGATAATTATCAAGCCAGTATGTGCGGCTGTCTATGCCAGCATCTTCAAATACATCAATCGCAAGGCCATACAAACTGATTCCGTCCGCGTAATATCTGCCGCGCCGGTAGGTCCCATCCATGCCATCAAAACGATCTGTCGCGGTAAAACTCATTTCTTCATCGTCAGCAGACCATTCCCGGAGATAAACTGTGGTGCCCGGCATCCATTCTACGCTGCCGTCATCCAGTTTCTGACCATAAATCACATTGATTTCCTGGCCATTCTCCAAGAAGTTTACCGTACTTTCTTCATTCTCAATGTCATAAGCCCGGTTCTTATTGTCAATGCTAATACTGAAATCAATGGATGGCAGTTCTTCCATAACTGGGCTGATCCGCTCCTTTTTCGTTGATGATAAGATCTTCTGGTTGTCAAAATAAATGCCAATACCCATGGTGATCTTATGAACCCGCAAACGGCTCTGCCCATTTACCATCTTTACCGGCACAATCCGAAGAAAGGTGGCACCCGTGAAGATCTCCTCTGTTACAAAATGCCCTGCGGCATTCCCCGTAATCTCTACTGTGCCATTATCCGATTCAATATTAAAATCCACCGGATATGCCTTTCCAAATTCGATAGTTAAACCCTTGATGTCGTGTTCCACTGGGAAGCGAATCTCCACTACTCCCAGGAGCCCGTCTGTGACTATTCCCTGGTTAAGTACAGCATCCATTCGCTCCCTCGGCAAAAAGTACATACTGCCATCTACGGCGCTGTAATCCTGATCGCAGGTCTCATACAGTTCTTCCACATCATAGTTGTTAAGCGGCCAGGTTAAGTTGCTGTAGTAGGTATACTGCGCCGGCTCCGGCACACTGGCCGATGCCTGAGCTTCCTGATTGATCAAACCAATGCTGACGCGCATATACGAATGATCGCGAAGCTGCTTTTTCATCTCCTGCTTGTACGCATTGCTTACCGCCTGCATTACTCCACCACCCCACAGTCTATGATATTAACCTTACAATCCTGGTACATGGTCGGCAGACCGGACGCATCAAACTGGATCGGCGTTGCCGTCCGGTTTCCAGGATACATCCGGATCGTCCGGAAACAATTATTCACCATATCCGGAATCCGGGCCGTTACCACGAACTTATCGAACTCCTGCAGCATAGCCGCCCAAGTGGCGGCATCCAGAAATTTCCACTGCAGGGAATCAAACTTATACTGATCTCTGCCGACTTTCTGCCCGACAAACTCTCCGTTTGCATTCTTGCCATCGCTAACGTTCGTGGCTACAATCAGGTTGCCGCCAATGTCGGGAGACGGAAACTCCCGACCGTTGATTGTAATTACTGCCATGTTACCGCCTCCTTACGTTGTCTTCAAAGTGTAACCGGATCGTTTTTCCAGATCCGTCAGTTTCTTTTTGATTTCTCTGATATCGATATTGACAATCAAGTCCATATTTTCAATCAACTCAATAATCTGTTTCAGCAGATCCACCATCATCACAAGATACTGTTCACTCATGCTCGTAGTATCAAGACCCATAGCCCGATCAGCCAGGTTCTGAAGCATCTGAGCATCCGCATAATATGGCTTGCTTGCGCTACCCCCTGTTGTCAGCGGCGGTGCTGCATTCTGTGCAATGGCTGCCACCTTGGATACTAACGGAGCCATACAGGATCTCATGCCACTCTGAACGGCATGAGTGATGCCCTGGGTAATCTGCTGGTTATTCGCTACTGCAGCACGTCCGCCCCAACTGCCGACCATCTCCGGAATACCGTTCTCGCGTGCTACGAACATTTGACCAGATGCAGGGAAACCGCCAGAAGCATGTCCCTTTACACCAGGACCGCCAGATGATGAAGATTTTCCGCTACCGGCTGTCACCGTTCCATTCGATGTTACGCCACCACCGTCGTCTTCGTCATCTTCTTCGGCTTCTTTCTGGGCTTTTTTGAAGGTGCTCTTGGCCTTATCAATTACAGAATTGAAAGCGCTACCAACAAAATCAGCCGCATCACTCAGCCATTTTTTTATATCCTTCCAGATCTCGTTCATGCCGTCCCAGAGCTTGTTCATGATACCTTTACCAATCTCAAGCATCTCATCCGGCTTAAAGATATCCTTGATATTCTGCCATATCTGTGCAAACCACTCTTTGATTTCAGTCCATTTTTCTTCGATAGTGGCTTTCACAGAATCCCAGATTTCAGAAAGTTTATCACGGATTGCTTCAAAGTTTCCACTGGCCAGCAATCTGATAGCTTCCCACAGTGCAGCGACAAATGCTTTAATGAGATTCCATTTAAGCTGCCATTGCGTAGTTAGCACATCCATCACTGTGATGATAATGGTCTTTACCATCTCAATGGCCGTCTGTACTACTGTCTTTATTGCATTCCAAACAGACTGAGCAAATGTCCTGATACTATTCCAGATTGCTTCCCATTTTGCCTTGATAACATCCAGCGTATCAGAAACAAACTCCTTCACTGCATCAATAGCAGTGCTGATCAGCTCCCGAATTGCATCCCAGATCACAGCCGCATATTCTCTGACCGTATCCCAGTGCTGATACAGTAGGACACCAGCCGAAATCAATGCGGTAATAGCAATGATAACCAGGCCTATCGGACTGCTAAGAAAGGCAATAGCTGCCCCCAATGCCGTTGTTACCGCTGTTGCTATTGCACATACAGCATTCCAGGCCACAGTTGCCGCCGTCATGGCTACCTGCGCCGCAGTATCCGCTATTTTGGCGGCGGTACTGGCTGCAAACTGAGCCACCTGCTGAATAAGTTCTACAAGGACAGAATTGTTGGCCGCACACCATAACTCTGCCGCTGCCGTCTGTGCAGTCTGCGCTGCAGTATCTGCAATCTTTGCAGCTGTGTTAACAGCAAACTGCGCGGCCTGCTTCACAAGAGCTGCTGTTCCAAGCGCCAGATTTACCACAAAATCCTTAGCATACAATGCAACAATTGCCGCAGTCTCCAGCTTATCGGCCAGCAATGCACCGGCATGGGCAACGACAGCTGCTGTGTTCGCCGCAAAGCCAGCTGCCAATCCAGAAAGCATACTCACGGCACTGCCAGCATTAATGATAAATTCGCCAAGCTTTATAACTTCCCAGGCAGCCAAAAATGCAGTGACCGATCCTACAGCTATATCAAAGTTTTCCTGCGATTTTGTAAGCCAATCAACAACAGCCGATAATGCAGTCGTAAACGCATCAAATACGGGCTTCGCAACCGTATCATAAGCCGTATTAAGACCGTCCCACAGACCATCTACCAGTTTTTTCAGCTTATCAAACCATGGCTGCAGTTCATCCAGCAATCCCTGGACACGCTGCTTAATCTGATCGGCATTATCCGTAATCGGCTTCGTAATCAGTTGCAGGATATCCCTCGCAAACTTTCCGCCAAGCTCCGTAACTCCCTGGAACGAAGAACTGAAAATACCAATGATATCCGCCGTAATCTGCTTTGCAGAATCACTCCGGAACACAGAAAAAATATCTGCCACCGCAGAAGAAAAATCTCCTGCAATCCGCGAGATCTCACCACCAATGTTAAACATGGAAATGAGGTAATCCTTAATTCGCTCCGCATTCTGCTGCAGATAAAGATCAATGCCGCCAAGCAGATTATCAGCAATGGTCAGGCCAATAGATGCAACCGAGCCAGATACACGCCCCAGGTTATACGCAAATGTATTCGCAAACTCTTCGGCTGCTTTTTGTATGTCAGAATCAGTTACGATATCTATAAGACTGATTCTGATCCCGTCAATGTGCTTCTGGATATCATCAAATACTGCAGTATCGCCCAGGCCATCCCAGAATCCTTTTACGAGGGAAGATTTTAGCTCATTGAGCTTATCAATGATCCCTTGCAGACGTTTATCCACTTCTTCGGTTCCGTCCGGAAGTGATCCCATGTCAAAATCATCAGCTTCGTATCCACCGCCGGATGCTCCACCACCAGATCCGCTGCTTCCAGAACTATCTGCAGGATTGATGATATTCAACTCATCAATTCCCGTGGACACGCCTTTCATGTCCTTGGCTGCTTTCTTGGCCGCCCCGCCGGCACCGCTCGCTGCTGATCCGGCTTTATCGGCAGCCTTTGCTACCGCTTCCATTCCGGCTGCCGCAGCTGATGCTCCTCCGCCATCACCTTTCCTTCCGGTGATCAGCTCCGTGAAAGCGCGAAACGCATTGGCCAGGCTCATCAGCTTCCCGATAATCGTATTTATCACATGGATAACCGGAGACAGCACATTGATAAGTCCCTGGCCGATCGTGGCCTTTAAGCTCTCAAACTGCAGCTGCAGAATGCGTATCTGGTTCGCCCAGCCGTCCGATGTCCGTGAAAAGTCTCCAGCTGCCGTTGTCAGCTGATCCTGCACAAACTTATACCGCAGGGCAACTTTTTCTGCCTCTGACATCTTTGCTGTGGTCTTGCCGAAGCCATTTGCCAAAGCATAGCTGTCAAGAGCCGTCTGTGTCATGACAATGCCCAGGTCTTTCAGGCTCTCTGTCTCGCCCGTAAACACAGATTTTAACTTCGTGTATGCCTCATCCTGGTTGATGTTGTAAAACGATGCCACATCACCTGCCAGACCGGTCAGGGTCGTGGACATGTCATAAGCTGCCTTTTCTCCAAAACCGAACGCTTTAGCCATGGCACCAAAAGTACCAGTGAAACGCTTTGACATCGTCTCAGACAAACCGAACTGCGAAGCCGCATTCTTTGCAAACTGGTTAATCTGCTCAGACATGTGCGGGAATGTTACATCCACCACGTTCTGAACCTCTGACAGATCAGAACCAAGTTCAACACAGGACTTTCCGAAATCTATCAGTTTTTTTACAGCAAATGCTCCGGCAAGCGCAGCACCCGCTTTCTTCGCCAGGCTCTGGATGCCGTTCATCTGCTGCTCGAAATCATTTTTATTTACGACCAGGTCAAGCCCGATCTGGCCAACACTGTCCGCTGCCATATATGTCACCTGCCCTTTTGTAAGACAGGCACATCGGCACAACGTCTTAAATCTTTAACTCAAAAACTCGTTTACAGTCTTTATTTTTGCATTTAAAAAAGATGCCGTTGCATCTGGCATCCTCTGATTGATTTGCATTAACTGGATGTCCACAATATGGACACCGTACCTTTTTCTTTATCTTCTCAATTCCTACCACCTCCGCACAAAGCAGCCATCATGCGCTCCAGTTCGATCATCTGCTGATCATACTCTGTCTGCGTCATATTTTCTGCTTTTCGGTTTCGCCAGGCATTCCATATTTTTTTCTGATCTGCCGTAAAGTGCTCAATCACATTGTCATCCGACTCTGACCGGATCGCGACCATGCGTCCCAGAGGCGTCTCCGGAGACAATCCGGCCAGAAGGGACCGAAACTCATCCCAGCTGACCGTCTCAAACTCCTTCGTTCTGATTCTCAACCCGTACTGCGTTAAGAAACTGGATATAATTAAATCCCAGTCCTCAAATAGGTCGTAGTACGGGTCAGTGCTCTCCCCCGCTCGCATCACCCACAACCAGGCCAACAGCCTCCTGAACTACAACCATGAGATCTGCAAAGCTGAGCTTCATCTTCTCGATTTTCTTGCGAGATTCTTCCGGAATCAGCATATTAAATGCTTCCATAACGTCCTTAGGATTAATATCTTTCATATCAAGCAATCCCATAACCTTGAGCATGGTCGGTGCATCCGCATTCACTTCCAATTCCGTTCCCTTAATCACCAGCTTCGGATTCCCATCGAAACTCAGTTTATCAGTAATATCCACTACTTTTGCCATGCTTATCCCTCCTTTAAGCAGCCGCTGCTGTAAACGTTGGTTTGCCCTTGCATTTGACCTCAAACTCCAATGCATCAACATTCGTGCTTTCTCCACCTGCCGGGGTAGTCACATTGATGATTGCATCAAAGGACACCTTCGCGCCAGACGGAAGTTCCCATTCAAACGGTGCCACTACATCGTTGCCAGACTTCCAGGCCAGACCCGCAATGAAATCATTACCAGGATCACCATAAGTGCGCTTACCCTGGAAAGAAAAGCTCAGCTTCTTACTGGTCATCATAGCATCGCCCCAGCCTTCCGCCTCCATCGGATTCCACTCTTCCACACCGCCCTCAATTGACGGCGCAAAGTTGGTCAGATTGGCAATGGTGGTATCAGCGGTCTCGCCACCATTAATACCAACCTTGAATTTGTTGTTATTTACCGGATATACGGTTCCTTTCGCCATATTCTCGTCCTCACTTTCTCTGATAAATCAAATCCAGCCAGATCACATACTCATACACCCCATTATCATCTGTTCCGACGTCCTGCGGTTCCGGAACCATCAGACTCAGATAATTGATATGGGTATCTCCTATGTCCGGGCTGGATACACTTCTAAGTTTCTCAAATAATTCATACGCCGCAGCTTCACTCTCTGGCTTGCTGCGAGTCCAGTGCACCAGTAAGGAAATCGGCTTTGTATTGTAGGTGGTGCACTCAAGACCGCCCAAAGCAATGTTTGGCGGTCCAGAACCGCTACGGCCATACACGCCAATGGACCTCTGCTGCTTGTTATCAAGCTTACCAATATAAACATGCTGGTCCTCAGCAATGCCAAGAGACGCAATCCATGCGCGGACATCTGTTGATTTCAGCATCACACACCACCTGCCTTTTTGTAAAACTGTTTGAACGCCTTTGCCGCATCGCCAGCATTCTTTCCGCCAGACAGCCAATCTTCGTACCACATACCCATTGCGTTTGGGTTTTCTTTGGTCTGAAAATGATACTCCGGATGGTAGTACAACCGGCGAGCGTAAGGTGTGCTGGAAACAAGCGTTACCATGCCGTCATTTGCCCTGCTGTAATCCACAAAGGTTGCATCTTCCTGTAAATGACCGGTATCAAATGGGAATACCTGAGCCTGGATAACTTCTGTATGTAAAGCTTCTCCAGTCAATTCCAAAGCCGTCACCGCCGCCTGTGTCAGCTGCTTAATCCGCGGCATATTCAGCTTTACTGTTGAGCTTACCTGCATCAGACCACCTCCAGGCTGCAGAAGTTTACCGTTCCATCCGGATTCCGGTTCTTGCACCCCTGTTCAATCCGGCGCTCCTGTCCGAAGACCGTCAGTGTGCCACCACTTAAAGACGGCATATCCGGTGCAATATCTCCCGAGAAAAGTGCTGTGCCGGTGATCTGGACCAGCTTTTTCTCTGCAGTCAGGATTGTCTTTGCTCTGTCCTGGAAGTTGCACATCAGGTCATCATCGTACATATACAGCGGTTCTCCCAGGTTGCTCAGCTCCTCAGACTCCAGGTGTACATGGACAGGCGTCTTACAGAGCCTTTTCGGTACCAAACATGGATATTTCATAGCCTCACCTCGCTAAACGGCAGCACAGCCCGGTCTGACACAACATAGCATACACGTCCCGTTTCATCGCAACTCCCTTATCTGTAAAAACATTCCAGGAGCTACCGAACTGGGCCGACACGCCATTGATGCTGTAACTCTGTAGGATCGTGTTGATCTCATCTGCATTCTCGGTTTCAAAGTCCGCCTGCTGGCAAGCCACTTCCCGAATGATGTCCTGTTGGAACTCCGTCAATGCAGAAAATCCCCGGCCCACAATCCGATTGTAGGTCAGGGAATCGATGTGGCGGCAGGCCTGCCGGAGCGCCTTTTTAAGATCTTCTTCCGGCACGATGCCGCCGCCATATTCTTTCTGGTAATATTCCGGTGTTACATATGGCTCGTAGGCCATAAGATCACCTCCGATCACTCGCCGGTATACTCCGTGGTATCCACATCAACGTATACACTGTCCACCTTACCGTCACGGCCGTTCGGGAAGACGAAAACATCAGACAGAGAACGGTTCTGGTACAGGTAGCCGTCACCCTCGGTGTGAGCGCCCGGGTCGAAATAATAGATGCTGGAGATCTTCGGTACGATCTTGCAGGTCTGACCGCAGGCTACAAGCACATTGATCTTGTGAGCACCGGTTACCGGAGTACCGTCTGTAACCTTTTTAAGAGGTGCAAAACCGCCATCTTCCGGCTCCCACTCAAAAGCATCATAAAAGCGCTCATCATCCACAACCTCCATGATCGGCACACCGTCGATGTCGGTCACACGGGTTTCGATTCCCATTCCGCCCTCCGCGATCTGAGTCATCTCAATCTTGCGGGTAAACTCGGTAGACTGCTCCAGAGCATCCATGATAGCGCTGGATACATACATGATCAGGCTGCCGTTTGCCTTGTATCTTCTCAGCTTGCCCTTTGCCAGGATGCCTTTCAGCATACCGAATACCTTTGCTTTAATGTAGTCGGAAGCCGCAGTCGAAGAATGGTACCCCTCCTCTTTCTGGGCTGCCTGTGCAACCTTGGAGAAGAACAGAGCATCCGTCTCCGGCACTACCTGAGTCATCTCAAAGGTCTTCGAGATGTTCTGGATCGATACGGTTGCATTGGTTTCATCCACATCTGCCTTATCCACCAGGAAAGATACATCGCGGTCATGGGTCAGGGTAAACGGCACATCCTTCTGGGTGTAATTACCCTTGTTCCAGCCACCATTTCTGCTGTGGTTCTTATATCCGGAAGTGGACATCTGAGTGAAGTGGAAAGTCTTCGCATCCAGCCATTTCACGTTACTGGTTACAAACGGGGAAGTTAAAGTTCCCTGCATGAGAATCTCTAATAATTCCGGTTCCCATACCTGTGCATAGTTTAAAGCCATATTATCACCTTATCCTTTCTTTTAGTTCCAGCGATTCCAACGCTTCGTTGGTACGCTTGCCTGTGTCTGTGTTGCCTGCTGGGCCTGTCCGGCCCCAGCGTTGCTGCTTGCAGCCCCTACCTGGACAAATCCGGTAGTACCTGCTGCCTGCGGTTTCAGCCCCGGCACATCCTCCAGCACCTTATTCAGCGCCGCTTTTAATGTCTCTTCATTGATTTTTTCGTCCTGACCTACTACCTGACTGAAATCAGCCAACTTGATCACATACGGGATAGTATTGGCGCTAATACCAAGGGATACCGCCGCCATAGTTGCCGCACTGTTGATCTGCGCCTGCTGTGCTGCTGTCTGCGCCTGTGTTACCTGCGCCTGCATAGCGCCAACATCCGGAGTATTGGCCGCCTTCAGCTGCTTAAAGACTGCAATGGCCTGCTCAACCTCGTCCTGGCTGAGTCCCTGCTGCTTGAAATAGGCTTTCAGTGCAGTGTTTTCCTTGGCTTCCAGGGTGCCATCAAGCATCTGCTGAATCTTTCCGTAGTCAATCGCCGGGGCTGCGCCCTGCTGATTGCTCTGATTCTGCTGTGCCGCCGATGCCCCTGCTGCTCCTGTCTGCTGATTCTGCTGTTCTGTGCCCTGCTGTCCCTGGTTCTGATTTCCTTCTGCCATGATAATGGCCTCCTTTCCATTTTGAGAGTGTCACTCTTACTGCTATCCATTGTCATCGGTGTCACCGGCCGCGCAGAGTTTAGTGCCGTGCTCGCGTTTGGGCATAAAAATAACACGCATTTCTGCGTGCTTACATCTTAATTATTCAGCGGCTCATACGTAGCTCTGAAGATATCAGGCTTACACGGATAAATTTCCCCGGCAATGCCACGAATAATATAATCCCCGACACTGGCTTCATGCACTCCCTCCAATGTCTGAATCATGAATTTCACATCCGGTGTCCCGCCGTTTTTAAACCATGCCGTCTTATTTTTGATAGCCTCAAGAATCCATTCAGAATCATCTTCCTGCTCCAGTCCTCCAGTCCACTGGAATGCGTCAATTACCACTGGTTTCTTCCTGTACTTCATTTGTTCTCCTTCCTGTTGCGACATCGCAACACTTAAAATGGGTATAAAAATACCACCGGCCTGCTGACTGGTGGTATTAAGCACTTGCTTTTATATGCTTTATTAAGACATTAAGTTCTTCATCTGATAAGGTTTCTATCGGATCTGTATAATTATCATCTTCGATAAGAAATTGCTCGTTGTTATATTCCTCTGATGTCATAGGATCAAATCCAAGCTTTCTGCACACATCATCGTACGTAATCAATCATAACACCTCCATTTCTACGCCAGCCGCACGTATTTCATCGCAAAACGCCTTTAAACTATCCTCAGTATAACCTACCCTATCCAGATTTGCAACAGCCGACATGTAAAATACTCGTTTAGGCTCGCCTATAATTCGATATTTATAAATCACGCCATTATGTGCAGCAATCAAGCCGTATTTATACTTACGCTGAGTCGCGACTTTAATGTCTGACCAGCTTGGAACAGAGCTACCTGGGTGATTATGGATTGCAATTATCGTATGCTCTTTGGAGCGCTTTAACATCTTTTTCATTTTCTTTGTCGGCTCTACAGCTCGTATCATACGAGATTTTAAAGAGCGCTTTACTATATGAGTATCGGTATCGATGAACACCAAGCTCTCAAATTCCGTTCCACTTCTCTTTTTGATCATATCGACCATTTCTGACCAAACAGTTTTTCTTGTTCGCTTACTTTCCGAAAGCGTATCGATTTTTCGTCGGTAGCTATTAGATAAAACCTCTTTTCGGTTTATTTCTGTTCCCCTAGAAACTCCTTTATGGCTGCATTCCTTAAGAATCTGACTCCATTCCTGTTCTTTTGCAGAATAGCTCTTCTTATTCTCTGGATCCAGCGAATACTCTGCCAACCGACCGTACTTTTCCTCCTGCCGTGCTGCATACTGCTGTCTGGCTTCAGCCTTACTCTGCTGCCCAATTGCTTCCAGCTCTTCCGCTGTCCAGGTATCGTCCGCTGTGGAAATGCCAGGAAAATATGTAGTGTGTGAATCCTTGCATCGTGGGTGGTAAAGACCCTTGCTGATGGCGTAGCTCATAAGCGGATAGCGTTTCCCGGTCTCTGGATCCACGCCGTCCTTACTGCCGCCGCTCCACACATCATCGATAAGTACCTTACCGACAAAGGGAAGGCACTTAGGACACGGGTTTCCTCGCTTTGCCATAATAACAGTGACAATGCCCCACTCCTGCCGTTTCTCACCCTCTCCCTGCAGATATGCCCGCTTGCTGGCCGTCCGAAGTGCCATGTCAGCGTAGTCAGCCAGCGTGTGACGTGCTCCATTTGCATACATCACGCAGTTAAGGCCACGGGAAAGCATGTCCTTTGTAGCCATGTCCACGGCCTTTTCGTAAGTTCCTGCGCCGCTGTTGGCATACACCTGTGCGGTAAATATAGCCTTGCGGTAATCATCATTAGCCTTGCGGAGCACTGCCGTTTCCGCAGCTTCCATATCGTGCGTAGTGGCTTCGATCAGCGCATCCAGTTTCCGGTCATTCAGCTTAAAAAACTCTGCGGTCATTGCATCGTGCGCAGGTGAGCCGTTTGTTCCGGATGTCTTCCAACCTTTCCGGATAGCCTGCAGGATCCTGATTTCCTGCTTCATGCCACCCTCGTTACGTGCCCGCCGGATCAGCTGCTCAATCTGGCTATTGATACTTTTAAACTGCTTTTGATACTTCTTCTGGTTCTTTCGTTTGTACCTTTCCAGGGCTTTCAGCTGTTCCACCTGCCACATGGACCAGTTATAGCCTTCTTTTGTTTCTTCAGCCCTGCGCCGGTCCATATTCCGGATCATGGATGCCATCAGTTCGTTTTCGATGCGCCGGAAGGCATCGGCAAGATCGTATTCATTATGTTGCACTCATCAGCGCTCCTTCCGCAGCATCCTGTCCTGCAGGCTGCAGTATCTGGCCATCGTTTGAGAGTACCTTAAATCCCTGTGCCTTGAATCCGCGAATCAGCTTTTTTAACTGGCTCATGCTTTTGCATTTGTCATTCCGGAGTTCCGCATATCCTTTTTTCTCGATAGCATACACGCCGAACGGGACCTGCTCACTCGCCACCTTCAGCAGTCCCTGATACTCCGCCTGGCTCATTCTGTACATCCGGTTCATTACCTTGACCTGCATTTGCATTACCTCCCAGATTAACATCAAAAATACCGGCAGCCATATTGACTCCCGGTTCTTCTACCTCTGTAATACCCTGCTCTGCCTTCAGACGTGCAATCTCTTCCCGCTTCCATTCGTCATCTCTGGAATCACCATACAGTTCTTCCACCTGTGCTTCCACACTCATCAGCGGCACTCCAGGTCTTGCTTTCGCCAAGGTTTCCACCTGACTCTCGAAAGAAGGGTTTGCGTACTCGCCGAATGGGATATCCACCTTTACATCTTCGACTTGCTGCCCGATCAGAATGTTGTAAGCATTGACCGCCGCACTGACCACATTCGGCAGTGTCTCCTGCATCGCTTCCACGATGGCGTTCCGGGTATAAAGCGTGGTCTTTTCTTTTTCCCGCTGTGCTTCCGCGTTATCCAGCTTCTTCGTATCAATACCAAGCGTGCTTGGACTTATGATGCCATGCAAGCACAAATCCAGCGCCGTCACATAAGATGCCAGGTAACTGTCATGTGGGATAACCGGTTGATCGGTCTGGACTTTATTTTCAATGTTCTCACCCATGTTATTGTCCGCAGCGAAATACCGGCAGTCAAACGGATTTGGCTCCAGCGGCTCTCCTGTTCTCGGGTCCTTTGGCACCAATGACTCCGGAATATAGGTCTTTGCCCTGCCAGCACGAAGCGCATCCATCCACTGCGACCACGCCTCGTCGAAGGCATCGAAGCTGTCTAGCTTACTATCGTAGATGGATCCGCCGCGATTCTCGTACTTCGTGGATTCGTACACATGGATCGGTACAGCAAGAATGGTCTTCTCATCAAACCGCCAGTCCTGCAAGTTTCTGGTCTGATCCAGGGCCTTCAGATCCGCCGGTTTTTCATCCAGATATAACTCATTGATGATGTAACCATAGCCATAGCGCTCATTGAGCACATACCGCTTACCTTTTGCATTGTACGGTGTCTTAAAAATCACCTCACGCAACCGGTCACGCTGATAGAGTATTTCAATCCGGTCTCCCGGATACCATTCAAGGATCGGGTACTCGCTCACTGCAGTGTCAATCGTCACCTTGAAAGCTCCGTCTCCAATGTACAGGATTTCTTTCAGCGCCTTTTCCATCTTCTTGCGGAATCCATTCTGTTCCTCGATGGCTTCCCAGATCTTGCCCTGTTTGCCACTGTCAAAATCGAAGTCATTCATGTCCGACAACACAATAGCCGTCAGCACCTTCACGATAAGCTGTGGGAGTCCCGTATGGATCTTGCGCATCTCAATGCCAGGCGTACTCTTGCAGGCCCAGAATTTGTATTTATCTGCATAATCCTTCAGAGTCCCGTAAAGCTGTTCCAGCTCATTACCGTCACCTCGATACCAGATCCGGTTGCGTATGGCATTGGTCTCAAAATCCATCATCTCCTTGATCTGGATGCTGTACGGCGCCGCTGAATCTATCTGCAGCCAGCTTTTTACGCCTCGGCGAATATTGTCACCCATCTTTTCCAACCACCTCATTTCTGCTTATCCTCCTCAAAACCTATCATGGACCGGTACGGGATCCATGCATACTGATTTGCGTTTATCGTATGGTCGTTCCGGTCTTCCGGTTCGTCCTTATCTTCCTTCCAACTGTACTTATCAAGCTCAGCCAGATGCTCCGTGCAATCATCTACCACCAGATAGCAGTCCTGCTGGATCCAGCCAAGCTGCAGCTTGATGCGGTCCAGAATCCCCAGCTTTTTATAGGCGTCCCAAAAGTTATACAAACAGCTGTGCAGCCGCTTGTACTTGCGTAGCTCTGTGATTGTTGCCTGGTCTGCATTATCTACATAAACATCCTTGGCAAAGCCCCATTCCTTTCTGCAGTGCTCCAGAAATGCAATTAGCTTCACAGCTGTATCGCTCGGCGCAATGGGGTTTTCCAGATCCGCATTGTTGTAAACCTTTTCGGCCAATGTGAATAGCCGCCGATCCGTTGTGATACCCTGGAAGATCATCGCAATGGTGTCTGGAGACTTGGAAGAGTAAGCTGTATCAAGTCCCGCTGTGAACTTCTTCCAGCAAATCCGTTCTGCCTTCACCTCTGATCTCACCCATGCCGCAGTAACAACATGCTTTTTCCGGTCAAAGTTTGGAAACACCAGGCCGGTTGCCTTACCACGCAGCCCCAGGATCTTGTTCTTCCAGATCTTTGTTCCTTTCGGAGTGTTTGCCAGGATCTTATCCAGTTTTTCTTTCGGAAGTCCCAGGTTATGCACAAAAGAAAAAAACCAATGCACCCAGCCAGGCTTTGGCTCTTCTTTCAGTTCATCTTTAATTTCCTGCGGTGTCTCCTGCTCCCATTCTGGAAGCGGCCTGCTGCAGTTGATGTACTCTTTGTACACATCCAGTGACGGATCGTCTGGATTGAGTGTAGCCATTAAGTAGTCGCATCTCATGGCAGCCTCACGGACAAAGTCAATGTCCGCGGTGTTAATCTCATCAATATACAGGCAACCGTACTGACCACCAAGGGCCTTCTGCCACTTTTTCTTGTCACCGTAACCCATGACATAAATAACCTTGTCACCGCCGGATGCGTGGAAAAGGATGTGCGGTATCTTATCGTCCTTGGTACCGTTGCCGTTATACTCAACAAGGACCCCAAAATCATCCACGATTCCAAGGTCCTTGTTGATGATGTTCTTCTCGGCGGTACCTGTATCTTTTGCCGCGATGATATGCAGCTTTTTCGATGACTCAGCAACTTTAAGCATAAACTTAAATAGCCCCACCGTAGTCTTTCCGGCAGCAGTCGTGCCCTCTAGGAATTCAACCGGAGCATCGCACCGAAGAAAGGCTTTATATTTTTCTGACAGTAACAGGCGTTCCGCGCTCACTATCCACCACCTCGCATTTGCTGAATCAGATCATCCAGCTTACTCTGCTCAGATGCCAGACCGGACACCTCAACCTTATCCTTAAACATGCCAAGATGACGGCCCAGAAGCTCCAGAGCCTTCTCCTTGTCATTCAGCTTTAATTCGATACCGAACTTGCCCTCTTTAATCCCGGCAATGGCCCTGATCTGATCCTCGGACAGCTCTTTTGTGTCTGTCAGTACCACGTTACCGTTAATGATCTGCGCAAAGTCTGTGGCTCTGGCAAAGGCAATGGCCGCAAGCTCCTCAATCACTCTGTCCTGGGTGATCTCTGTGCGCTTCTGGCGATCCTGCATGCGCTCTGAGATATAAGCCGCAACCTTAACATTCCTTAACAATCTGGCAGCTGCAGCCGCAGCCACCTCATCATTTTTAACCCGTGGATATGCGACCTTGTAAGCCCGGGTGGCATTCAGGTCGATCAGGTATTCATCTGCAAAAATCTTCTGTTTTTCGGTCATCCGGACTCACCTCGCTTTCTGTTTTTGGGTATAATAAAAGAGCCACACGGGGTGGCCCTTCTTTATTGTTTCTTCATGTGTGTTACTTTTTCATCCACTTGAATAGAATTTACAATAAAAAATATTTCCAAACTATTTCCAATTAATTTTACAGCATAAAATAAAATAAAAACTACCAAATATGAAAAAATAAAAACCAAGACAATAAAATGTTTCAATAAAAAAGCAGCATTGCTTATTCCTAAAATGTAACAACAAAACAGGCCCACAATAGTCACCGCAGTCACTAATCCAAGCAAATAAAAACTTAAAAGTATCCTCTCTAAAACTTCAATCTTATTTGCTCTCGCAACCGCCTGAACTTCTTTTTTAGATATAACACCCGTTAATATTGCCAATCCTGATACCGTAAAACCCAAAAAACTTATCAATGCTACACCAACATCCTTTGTTAAAGCGGAAATAAGCATGTTCACGTTCTCTAATGTATTATCCAAAGCTGAAAAATATGAGATTGCTGTCAAAGCCAGGGCTCCAAACAATGCAGCTTTGCATTCTATTGTCTTAAAATCAAACACATCTACATATTTTTTATACGTTACAAATTTTTTAAATTGGGCATCATTTATCATTTTTTTTCCTTATTTGTTTGCTCGCGCAAAATGTTTTAAAAGCCACTCATGTATAAAAGATTTTGATTCTTGATTGTATTCTTCCTCAGTTAAGTTATCGTCAATTATACGAGTAAAGGCCGCATCTTGATTACTGCTTATCGTTTGTCTTTTTCCGTTGTGATTTATACCAGTAGTATTCACTTCTCCGTATCCTTTCGAAACAGCAGTATACACATCTTGTACATACTTCGACTCGATTTTCAACGAATTCTCATCCGTTGTGGACATTTCCATTTTAAATTTATTGGCATTAGCATCTCGACAATCTTGCATGTATCGCAAGCTGTTTCTAAACTCTGCCAAATCTTCATCATTTGAATTAGGTGGTATTAATGTTGCCTTAATACTCTGTATCGATTTCAATGCCCTTATCTTTTCTTCCAAAATTCCCTTATCTTTTTGTAAAAATATTTCGAACTTATATTTCTTTGTACTTTTACTTAAGATGAACGCAAATGCCGTCATGAATTGATTATACCCAAATGACTGCCGCTCTGAAAAAGCAATAGCTTCTCGCTTTGAATCCAAATAAAAATATATGCTAACAGACTCCTCATTCGAACTTTGCAAAAGCTTACCTGTTTCATCAATTTTTTCTGTCGGCTTATTAAAGGTCCTAACCAATTTTCCTGTAATAATTCCATCATCAAGTTTTTTCAATTCTATCAAACTATATTTAGATAACTGTGGCATTCTTCTAACATTTCCATACGAATCTCTATATTTAAAATTTGAGGAAGTAGAAAATGACGCATTTTCGTTCAATTCATCATAAATCGTTTGTTTTACATCATCTAGCTTTAGTTTATTGTCATATACATCAAAAATACCCTCAGTCAAATTTATTTTAGCTAAATACATTAAAGCCATATCGTCCATTCTCCAATTCGACATTTTTTTCTATTATACCACACAAATCGCTAAAAATAAACGTCAATCAAAAAAGACACCCTCTTTCGAGGATGTCTTTCGCGCACCTGGAATGTCCGGATGGAGAGTCCTAAACCAGGTAAATAGCGAAGGCAGGATTTGAACCTGCGACCTCCAGGGTATGAACCTGGCGAGCTGCCTGACTGCTCTACCTCGCAATATTAAGCACGACCGGGCGGGGGCCGTGCTGCAGTCTTTTGTGCGGTGACTGCCAACCAAATCCGCAGCGGAGGTCTCGAACCCCACTCCTACGTAGCCAGTGCCGCGGTGCACTACGCAGGCCCACCAATGCTTCTGCGGATAATCCCCAGCCAGGCTGTGACACCCGGCAGGGAGAAAGTAAAAGTGCAATCCATGCAGCGCCGCTTGCACCAATTGCTTGATGGTTTTCATTCTCCGGATCCAGGAGAACAGTTTTGTTAAGGCAGTAACGGAGCCATGAAGTGGACTGCCAATGTGCGGCGCGCTCAAAACAAATAATCAAAAGGCAGAAGCCGCAAGCTGTATGCCTTTGGCTTCATGCTACACTATAACACTTTGAAAACGAACAGTGCGAACAGAATGAACAAACTTTATTTTTCTCCCATAAACCTCGTATATTCCATTCGCACGCCGTCCGCTGTTGCCTTACGTCCCATTCGTATCGCGACATCACTCCATGCCAGTTCCTCAAAAATCCTGTACCGGATAATCCGCTGCATCCTCATCGGTATGGTATTCAGCCACGCTTCCACGTCGTGCTTTATCCTCTCAGCATTTCGAAGCCGCTCCCGCAGGATCTCTTCCAGGCGGTCCTCCTCTCCCGGATCCTGTACCAACGGATATGCAATCCCCTCGATATGGAAGGTCTGAGCCGTATAAGGAAACTCATGTGAGGATCCTTTCACCGCATCCAGTTCCCGCCGCTTCTTAGCCTTGCGAAGTTTCAACAACGCTTCCTTGGTCTCTTTGACCTGGGCGCAGGCATCTATGTAATCGTTCAAAATCTGCTTGTCCAATGGATTCACCTCCTCCAACTCATCCGCTTCTCTTACATGTTACTCAGCATCTTCACAGCAAGCAGTGAGCCCTCCATGAAGCCAATACCAAGACACATGCCTATAAAGATCAGTGCTGCAGCATAACTCAGAATCGTGCCAAGCTGTTTTAATAATTTCTTCGTCACTCCATCTCACCTCCATACTGATTTTGGCCGGATCTTAATTTGACTCAGATCCAGCCCACTGCATAAAAATCTCTGTCGCGTCTTCTCCCACGCTACAGCCCACTCATCACTTGCAGGCCATGGCTTTTCCATCCGCATTTCCGGCTCGATCACCTCGAAGGTATACTCGCCATAAAGCTTGTTACCACCGCTAGCATACGTCCGAACGGTCCCAGGCGTGCACTTAAGCATGTCAGCAGCATCTACAGCGGTATACTCCCCGATCAGCTCACCGCGACAGTAAACTGCATATCTTTTGGTTGCAGTCACTACCACCGCCTCCCCTTATCATCGACCACGGTCACTTTACCCAGAATCCGAACATGACAGATTACACTCATCAGCTTCATAGCCCGCCGAAAGTTAATTACTTCCTCCGGCGGCTTGTCTGCCTTCCGGACTGCCCGGCCTGCGGTCGGATCCGGATAGCCCTCTTTGTTCTTATACATTGGCACCTCCAAATTTCAGTTTAACGTCTCAACTGTTTGGGAAATTCCTGGATCAGAGGTTCTCCCCAAATATCCGCAAGACTGGACTTCATAAAAATTGGGATATCGTACTTTTTACAGTCTGATACCATATTTTCTATCCACTCCCGTTTCGGTGTAATTTTGTCTTTTCTTCTTCCGGTTTCAGCGCCTACAATAACCCAATCTCCTAATATAACGCTTATTGGTTTCAAAAGTGGTTCAGCGCTTACAAAGAAATTAACGCGCTGCTCTAAGTAGATCAAATTTAATTTCTCTTCTCCGGTCTGAGAAACGCCATACCACATATTTTCTCCAGTTCTCAAAATACCCTTCCTAGATAAATCTGTGTACCTTGCCGGGTTTTTGGTAAGAAAGATATAGTTATGCTGCGGTGCTTTGTCACATGCAGCAAATACCTCTTCGATCCAAGAATCAGGAACCCACGAACCAAACAGATCAGCCATACTGCACACAAAAATTGTACGGCCATTTTTCTTTTCGTATTTATTAAGGCTGTATCGGTGAAGCGTTGGAACAAACCCATATGGATATGGCTCCGCCGTTTCGCTTTCTTCTGCGTAAATTTTATTATCAAGAACATGTAATTTGTCATCGTTCCACTGTTCTCCGTGTCCCGAAAATCTGTTTGCTATACCTCTAGCGTAACAATACGGACATTCATGATAGCATCCAGTAACCGGATTCCATGTACTCTCACACCAGTCAATTTTCGTTTTCTCCATCGCATCCTCCATAAAATCTTAATTTTCATCCAATTCATGAAAATCTGGTTCCCAATCATGCAATTTCATCATCGACACACAACAATGAATTTTCGTGGCACATCCTTCACAGATTTCGCCCAAACTTTCGTTAAATGATATCCTTGGATTTCCTCCATTTGCCTGCAACTGCTGTCTCCAAGTCTCATTGCACGGATCAATTTCTTTTCCACAGATATCACAAAATATTTTTCTCATGACACCCTCCTCCAAATCTTAATTATCCTCGACCTCAAACTCCGCCTCTGCCAGCTTCGCCAGCGCACCATGCAGCCAAATACGCGCCTGATCGTGGATCATCGGCTCATAAAAATCGACCGTAACCGTAAACTCATGATGTGTGTCTGGCTTATTGCTCGGATCCACACCTACTGCAAAAACACCGTTTTTCATTCCAATTCCTCCTTGTATGCCTCCGGCAGCGGCATCCATGCATTAACAAATAATCCAGCACTGCAGCATGTGTCTCCATCGTCGCAACCTTGCAGATACCATGCACCATCACCCTCATCATTTACCTCGTACCGGCCAATAGCCGGGAGAGAAAAGTTTTTGAATGATACAAGCACATAATCTGCTGTCTCCGGCAGCTTCTCAGCCACCGGAATCCACTCATTCTTTTTCATGCACTCCGGCTCCATCCCCGTATTCTCATACTCTGCCAGCCGCTGCACCAACTCATCTTTTTTATTCGGAGACCAGTACCCGCTTTTGATTTCATTTGCTCTTTTATGCGTTAATCTTTCCACTATTTCTTTTCCTCCTCCAACAAGCTAAACGCTGCCAGCATCATCCTGCCGCAAACCGTTGCGCCTTTATATTTTCTCATGATCTCACCAAAGTCTTTCGTGGCGGCTTCCCAGAATCCAGGCTCTAAAGGCCGTCCATGATACTTCAAGTAAAAATTGTAGGAATCGCACCACACACCTTTTGCAAGCGCCGCCTGCTCCTCGATTCTTGTCATAAAATACAGCCTGCCTTTCTATAATGAGTCTTGCGCCGCTTGAACTGGTTTTCACAGAACTGGATGGCATCCACATAGTCATAGCACACAGCATCTGTCTTTCCCTCAGCCTTTCTTGCTATCCGGCCGATTGACTGCGTAACCACTGCATAGTCTTTCTGCGGTGATACCAGAAACAACCGATCCAGGCATGGGATGTCCAGCCCTTCTTTCGCCAGACCGAACGAAGCAAATAGGATTTTCTTCTCCCCGGTCCGCATTTCCTCAATGGCTGCCTCGCGCTCTGCCTTGGCCCGCTTGCTTGTCATGCTTCCGTCGATCATGGCAGACACCGCTTTTAATTCTTCCGGCAGCAGGCTTCGGATGTTGCGCAGCTGCTCCAGTCTGCTTGCCAGGATAAGGCAGGAATGCCCAGTCTGGTTTACCAGATCCTTCACGATCAACTCATTTCTCTTCTGGTTTTCGCCCAGGTATGCAAGCAGATCGTTATAGTTTAGTGTTCCGTCCGTATCCAGACATCCACGGCTGATCTCTGTCCCGGTATCTCGCCGGCATATCCGCACCTTCATGGTCTTGTCTGCCACAGCTGCGTCCGGCACTTTGTAAATGACCGGCCCCAGCACTGCAAATGTGCTTTTTATCATGCCGTCTGACCGATGCACGGTTGCTGACAGCCCATATTTGTGTCTTGCCGCCAGACTGTTCATGACCTTGTAAAACATAGTTACCTGCGTAGGTGATCCGGCCAGCCGATGGCATTCATCCACTATGATCACATCCCATGTCTTCTGGTACCGCTCCAGATCCAGCTTACAAAGAGTCTGGACCGTTGCAAAGGTCATGTGACTGCCGATCTGAACCTTTCCCGCCGTGATCGCGCCAAGGGTTTCCGGCGGAAAATACTGCTCCGCCCTGGCTCTTGATTGCACCAGGAGATCCTGCGTG